ACCTAGCAAATGTGCAAGCAATCCTGGGTTAGATGAAGACCTAACCATTGGATGACTAATAGCGTAATCAGAACCATTCTTAGTAAAGTCATTTAGCACCTTAGTCATACGATTTACTTCACCGTACTGTGCTTTTGTAACATCTTCTGCTGCTTTTGCTACATCATCTGCTGTTGATAGCTTACCAACACCAACATCGGATGCTTTTAATACTTTAACACCTTTGCCTGCTGCAAGAGTTACATCTCCAACTAACTGAATGCCTACATCAAAAGTACCAGATAGGGCTTTGCCCCAAGCACTATTCTTAAATGCTTGTTCGCGTTGCTTTGGATCATAAACATTAAACTTTGGGTCGTAAACATTTCTATAAAAAGCAACAGTTGCTTGACCAAATGAAATATCTTGAGCGCCTTTGTATGCTTTTGCATAAACTTGAGGATCAAAAAAACCTGTAACTGGTTCACGACCTGATGTGATGTCTCCCATAACTAAGCTAACGGTAGTTAGTGGCTCACGAATGTACTCACGATTAACCTGGTTAATGCGCTCAAGGGTTGGTGCAACACCAGGAACCTTCATAATTGCTCCACCTGCAGATGCAAGTGGCTTAATTATATCTTTTCCTTCTGTTTTTGCAGCAGTCTTAAATGTCTGAACAAAGCCATTATACTGAGCCTGGTTATTCCAAGGCGCAGTACCTACATCCCACGCAAAGCGTGCAGCGCTTCCAATGCCACCTGTAATTTCACCGGCCCATTTAGCAAGATTAACCGCAGAACCTTTTGCTGTTTTTTCTACAGATGAAGCTACATCACCAATTCGGTTCCATATCTTTTGTGTTTCCATACTATAGTGAGTCCATTAGTTGTCTAATTGCTCTACGTGTTTCAGGTGATGTATTTTCTAAAGATGCAACGTGAGAAAGTACTGGACCGTAAGACTGAATGTTAGTGTTAAAGTTTGTGTAATCAGGTGGCTGATTCATCATTAAAGAATCTGATCCAGCACCATCACCAGGGTCAATGCCTGTAGTGATTGGCTCGTTTGGTCGCTCAGTTGGAGCGTATAGTGAAGTTACTGATTTTCCCATAGCTGATGTTGAAGTTGGACGTATATCTGCAGTCTTGGCTAGCGGAGCGCCAGACTTGATAGCCTGTGTCTCAACGCCTTCACCGTATGCTGTGGAACCCATTTGTAAATTATCGGTACGAACTGAGTACTTACCTGGACCTGATACGCCTGCTTTTGGGTTCATCGGTGCAGTTGTCATTTGTCCTCCTCTAAACTTTCTAAATCTGCTGTCATATCTTCCCAAGCCCTATTGGTTTGAGTAAGATGATTTGAATGATAAATTGCTAACTCCATTAGCTCACCCGTTAATGTTTCAACAGATGATGCAATGTTGTGTAGAAAGCCTACGCCTACTACAACTAAATCAAGAAAGCGCACTGGGCGAGGAACGTAGTCATTATCTTTCATCGCTCAGTACACCTTCCATTAAAAAGTTATTATCCCTTTTTGACTTTGTTTCCCTTGCGTCCTGCTGGCATCATTGATGGCATTACTTTGCCGCCTGCTGGCTTGGAGTTGTCCATCTTGCCTTCCTTTGGCTTAGCCATTGGAGCTGCTGCACGTGATCCTTTGTTCATATTACACCTCCTCTGATTATGCTGCGCCGGTGATACCAGCTAGTAGTTGGGCTATATCGGGTTTTTGACCAGCAGCAGGGGCCTGACCAGCTTGTTCTTGTGGAGGTTGCTGCGAGGCAGGAGCGGGGGCCGCACCTGCTGCTGGAAGCTGTTGCTCCATACCTGGTGCCATAGGTGGCATCTCTGGGGCTGGAGGTGGTGGTTCTGGTGTAAATGCTTTTTCAATAACTGATTCTAATGACTGTCCCTTTTGACGACCTTGGATAACAGATGCGATACGTGAGATAATCTCACTAGGGTCTTGGCCTTGCGCTGCAAGGGCTGGAATTGCTTGAGCATACTGAGCAACAGCCACCCGCAGAGAATCGCGCATTTCTTCGATATCAACACGTTGTTCCTCCTGCGTAACATTTAAGTCCATTGGAATCTCACGACGTACATAGTCACGAGATACGAGCTTGTCTGAACGCATTTGTAGTAAAGCAATGATGGCACGGTTTGGATCCATACCAGACATAATTCCGTAGCGTACATCTACGCCGTACTCACCCTTGATGTCACGAGATGGTGTGTACTTGAGAACGTAAGGTGTTCCATCATCTGTTCCCTTGATGGTCTTTGGAATACCACCAAATACTTTCTCGTCTGCTTCAAAGCATACAGAGATAAGTTCTTGGAACATACGAGCAAACTGTGCTTGCGCTGCCTTGATTTGTGTATCAAAGCCTGCTTGTAGCGCTTGTACACCGCGACCTGTAACAACTGATGCGTCAATGTTACCTGAACGAGATTCAGGGTAACGAGCACCAAGGCGTAGTTCACGCTCTAGTACACCAGATTCTGCAAAGATGCCAGGTGGTAGGTCTAATGCAACACGGCGAATACCTTGTGGATTAGCAGAGCGCATAATGGAATCTGGTCCAAGAGCCAACTCTTGCACATCTTGTGGAATAGCAATAGGTGCTTGGATAGATTTTTCTGCAGCTTGAATCTGCAAGATTGCAAAGCGAGCACGGGCAAGCTGAACTGATAGCACATCATCAAACTGTCCACGTGCTTCACCGTCTAGGGATGCACGCATAATGACAGATGCCATTGCTTTACCTAAGATGTTTGGCGTGCGTGATAAGACTAAGTTCTTGCGCTCTGGTAAGTAGAGCAGGTCTTGTTCTTTATCGTGATACTTGACCATTGAGATATAAGGAGAAGAAAGTCCATACTGGTTTCGACCTAAGATTAAATCGTAGAACTCTGGGTACTGCGCCCCTAGCGTCTCTGCATCGGTAACGATAACTTGAGTAACAGATAAGACGCGACCATAACGATCTAACTCTGGGTAGGTACCAAATGGGTTGAGCATACGGATACGAGGATTGTTGTCATCGTAATCCATCTCAACCATACCGATACCAAGACCGTAGGTGTTATACCAGTCTGCGGCTGTGTACATCTGCAGTTGTAGGTCAGAGTTTGTTACATAAAAGTTTGCAATACGAGTTCTAGTATCTGCAGCCTTGCGTGCTGCATCTGAAACCATATTGGTTGCTGAGCAGTTAAGAGATGGCAACGGTGCCATTGCTTCTGCTAAGTCACGTGCAGCTACGTCAATGAAGTTTGCAACCAGAGGCTTTGGGTATTCCTCTGAAAACATTGCTGGGTATACCTTAGAGATATCACCCTGACGCACTGAGAGCACATCACGCATACGTTGATCTCGCGCTGATGAGCGCGTACGTAAGCGTGCTAGCTTAGCGTCAACTTCTTTGACTGATAACAATGGGGGTCCTTAACCGTCGTAGCGTTCTGGGTTCTTTAGGTAACGAGCCTTTTGTGCAGGTGTCATTTTGGATGGAGAAATTTTATCTGGCATCACTAGTACTTTCTTTTTAACAGGTGTCTTTTTTGGCTTAGCTGTTACTTTAACTACAGGCTTTTTTATTTGTGGCATTACTTCTTACCTGCTTTCTTAGCTACTGCCTTAACGGTTTTCTTAGTTGCTTGAATGCCTGTAGTCTTTGGCTTTGCAGCTACCCTGTTTGGATTAAATTTAGCATCTAACTTTTTAAGGTCTGATTTTAATCTTTTCTTATCTGCCGGTGTTTCTGCAGTATCAATAAGCCAAGAACGCTTATTCATATAATCGTCTCTACGATTAGCCATTGTGTCTCCTACTTATTTACTGAGCCGCGAAGACCGCTGCCACTGCCGAGTGAACCAATACCGCCGCGCATACCTGAACCACCACGTGCCTTTACAGGAACTTTTGGTGTTGAAGGCTTTGCTGTACGTTGACCTTTTTTCTCTTTTGCTTCGCGGTCAATTTGCTTTGGAATATTAGGTTGTTTTTTCATCTTTGCTTTGGCTTCTGCTTTTGTTAAAGCCTGTCCTGCCAAACGAGTAACCGTAGGTTTCTTTGTATTAACACGTGCTTCTTTAATTACATTCTGATACTTAGGCTTACCTGAACCTTTTTTAGTTTCTTTGTAAGTTTCAGGTTTTCCTTTTGCGCCTTTATTAGTAGCCATTGTTATCTCCTTAGATGAATGTGCGGTCTTTCTCTGCGAGCAGTTCATCTATGTTGATAACTGTTCGTTTGCCTACCTCGTGTCGAGATAGGAAAGGGTTTTTCATATGATGGGTCTTGTGTAGTCCTTGGTTGAGCATTTCACGTGCTCTAATCTCACAGAACCACAGAGCCATTACCATATCGGTCTTGCCTTTAGTAGTAGGCGACCACGTAATCAATTGCTCGATGAGCGCCTTAACGTTTTCAGTTTGATCTGAAGGTAAGTGAATAAGGTTATCGCGGTGGTGCTTGCCATCGAATTGCTTGGTGCCGAACAAAGTTGACATTGATGCAACACCAAAGCCTGAGTCCCACTTGTTGGTTCCAGTATGGTGTTCCCGCAGTAGCACTCCTCGGCTAGCCAAGTTTGCACGGATACCTTCATCCTGAGTTAAGAAAGATTGAAATGCGTTCTTCTCTACTATCCACTCACTAGGTGAGTAGAGGGTAGTCCAGTCAAAGATTAGCTGACGGATTGCAGCAGGCGTTGGCCTAGTAATTTTAATAGCATCAACAATATAGCGTTTATGTGT